TCTTGCCCTTCAAATTCTATAGCACCGTATTGGTCTCCATTAACTATTCCAGTATCGTTTCTCTCTAATCTTATAACAGCATTACCTAAAGTATCAGACAGATGAAGCATAGTATCAGGCGAAGTTGTACCTATACCAAGTGATTCAGCACTAGCATCCCAAAATAAAGCTTGGGTTGTACCTGTGTCATCGTAGAAGGATATGTCTCCGCCTGATGTAATGTTTAATCTTTTAGTTGAACCAGTATAAAATCCCAATGGCTGTATAGTTGCTGTACCATTAATGCTTGACCTGATTCTTGCACCATTTGTTGTATCAATATCCATTGATATTTTTGCAGTATTAGAAGTGTTATTATCAGCAATTAAAAATTCTGAATCATTCACTCTTGCATCACCATCAACAGTCAACCCATCACTTGTAACTGTTCCTGTTACGTCTATGCCTGTTGAATTAAGTGACATTCTAGCACCTGCTGCTGCTCTAAATGTCATAGTATCGTTAGAGTTTGTGTAAGCTATAGAACCTGCATCTGTATCTGTATCACCCATTCTTAATTCAGATTCACCTGTTGTAGATGAATTAATCAAAACTTGGGAATAAGCATCGCTTGTAGTGCCGACAGCCAATCCATCCATTGTGGCTATACCTGTTACGTCTATGCCACTTGTGGTTGTGGCTAGTTTGGCTAAACCATCGTGAAAAACATAAGAAGCACCATTGTTAATAGCTACAAAATAGTTTTCTCCTGTTGGAGATTGAAGTCTAAGATTTGAGCCTTTGATTAATAAGTCACCACCACCAGACTCCGAAATAACTGACTGCCCTGTTGCACTATCATGGTAGATTTCTAAATCTGAGCCTGTACCGAATATGGCTTTTTTGTTGTCTGCGAAATTAACTTGGTTTGGGTTTAAATTAACTTGTGTACCAGAGGAACTAAAAATAGCATCAAGCGTATCTAAGTCTGAGTTAAGGGATATACCCCAAGTATCTTCGGCTGCACCTGGTTCTGGTTTAGTTAAGTTTAAATTAGTTGTAAATGTATCTGCCATTAAGCTGCCTCTTGTTTATCTAATTCAGTCCAAACTGTAGATGGGTTGGTTTGATCTGTCCAAGTGCTACTTGCAACAATTTGATCTGTCCATATATCGTCTGGAACAATAATATCTTCCCATTTTAAACCACCGATTGCTACAAAGCCACTTGTTTCACTTATGGTTGATGCACCTTTATAAGTAACAACACCATTAGCATCTACATCTGAAGTTGCTGGTATAGTAGAAACACCAACTGCGGTAATAAATCCTTGTGAGTCAAAGTCTGATACTGCACTTATAGTTACAGTAGCTCTATCAATTTGTGTACCTTGTGCGGTAAAGCCTGATACTGCGGAGATAGTAGCAGTTGCTACATCAATCTGAGTACCAACAACAGTAAATCCGCTTGTTGCAGATATGGTAGCTGCACCACCAATGACTTGTGTAAGTATACCAGAAGCACCTGAAACAGCGCTTATAGTTGCATTAGCTTGAAATGCAAGGTCGTTATATTTTGACCTTGAATAATAGCCTTGGTTATAGCCTATCGTGGCCATGATCTTAAGCTAAAGTTATGTCTAAATCGCCAGTATTAAACCTAAATACATCACCTGTACTTACAACTTTAGATGTATCTAGGTTAGCGTATGCTAATAGATTACCACCTGATGAAGCATCAAAGACACCAACAGCAACAACTGTTCCATAGTTAGCTGTAGCAGTTGGATATTCAATAGCTGCTGAGTTGCTTGCGGTAGTTGGGTTAGTTCCTGAAACGGTAAAAGCTGCGGTTTGTCTTGCATAAGCACCACCAGAAACTTCTGTACCACCACCTGTATCTGTAGGTGCTACTGTGTATAAAGCAACATAAAGTGTTGTTGGTGCTGTATAAGCAGTTCCACCAAATACATGGTCTAACACTTTATCTTCTAAATAATCGCTAAATCCTGCCATATTATCTCCTAATTATTTTTCCAAACATAAGTATTTTTGCCTGCTTTGCCATAAGTTCTTCGTCTTTGCATTAACGAGCCTTTACCAAATTCAGCCTTTTCTTGTTCTAATCGCATCTCTTCTAAGGCTTTTTCAAATTGCTGTGTAAATAAAGCAACCCTATCATCTTCCATTAGATATATAGATGCGTGTTTTAAAGCACCATATAAGTATGCATCTGGGTATGAGTTCGAAATAAAGTTACTTGTATTCGAATCACTCAAAGCATCAATAGTGCCATAGTATGTTAATTGTAGCGTATAACTTGTATCTGGGGTAGGTGCTAATTCAATAGTATTGTCAACCAAAGCGTAATATATAGGCTTGCCACCCACACTACCTATAGATTTTCTATATACATCTATTGATTCTATTGATTGTTGAAATAATGGACCAAAGTTATTGCCATCTATTTGTACGTTTATAGCTTCCAACCAATCAGTTGGTAATGATAAATATTGGCTATCTGCTGTTGCAGTAGCTCTTTTAATCATATCTTTAACTCTTAATCTTCTGTTAAATTCTGCTTCTGTAGCATCAATAAAAAAGTCTAATTGACTTGTTAAGTCTGATCTATTTAAAAAGTTAGCGATATTGGTTTTTAATTCTGCGTATGTCATATTCTACCTTTCCATGTTCGGAAAACTTTATTATCTGAATGGTTTAACCATTCTTTCCATTTTTTAGTATCTTTAGCCCAACCTTCTCTACAAGCTTTTTGATATACCACCATAGGTACTTCAGCAACGTGTCTGAAGTCTTTGCCTGGTCTTAACTCGGAAAGGTTTTTACAATGTTCAATAACAGGCGCTACGTCTTGGGTGGTGTGATAGATAACTTTATCATCCTCAGTAGCAAACTCATGTTTATAACCTTTTTTATAATCTATGATTGTTCTTTTAGCCATGAGGTAATTCTACCACAAAAAAAAAGGGTTCAGACCAAAGCCTAAACCCTTTAATAGTATTACAACTTATGATGTTGTTAAGTCAGCAACAATACCATGAGCAGCTTCGTTAGATACTTCTAAACCATACTCAGCCACAATCATTTTTGTTTCTGCATCACCTATAGTCGCTATATCAACAGTCTGGAAGTTTCTTAAATAAG